GGTCTCCCAGCTTTTCTCTTATTTTCTACTGTTTTTATTCTTGGCATTTTGCTGTCATTTTGATAGGACAAATGTAAACATTTATTATTCATAGTTGCAAACATTTATTCGTTATTTTTAAAAAGATTTTCAAAGATTGCGTTTAAGAGCTGTGTACCAAACAAAAATAAAAGTTCCCACCAAGGCGATCACAAAAATCACCAGACTAAAACCGATTTGCTCCAGATTTCGGCCAGGACTATCAGCTTTTTCCCTGTGAGCTGCACCAGCAACTTTTTGCCCAATTCCGTGAGAATTCTGACTTGCTATTTTTTGCTTATTTAGAAACATTCTAAATAGTGCTTTTGGTCCTGTACTTGTTTTGTATGCTCTCATGTTAATCTAAATTTTGCATTCTAATAGGGTTTATTTTGCTTGTAAGCGTTTAAAATGTTTTTAACGTGTACTTTGTTAGGTTAGTGTATTTTATGGCCTTAAATTCAAAGTATTGCAGTCCTGACAATATCATATAATTAAGCCAGTCTAATAGCTAGGCTAATTATCTAATCCTATGCCCTTTCCTTTGGTCCTGTAGGGTTTAAACCTGATCAGTAATAGCAATACCCCAGAAACGTAAAAAGCCCTAAAAGGGCCTAAATAAATAAAGCCCTAAAAGGGCCTTAAAAATGGGGTTTATTAGTGAACCCCTATTTAAAACACAAAAGGCCCTTAATTAGGGCCTAATGTTTTTAACTGAAACAGTCAAGATACTTATACAAATTTCGATTTGAATTAAAAAAGGTTAATTCTACCCTTTTACCTGTATTTGCGAACTCTATAGGTAGGGAGGCTAAAAATATAGCCTTTATTTCTTTTATGGAATTATAGCCAAAATATCTACATTTTTCCACTATTTCTCCTTTGTGCCTACAAATTACTATAATTTGATCGCTGGGACTTACTGTGAAACGCTGCATAATTAAAAGTCCTTTAAAGTAATGGGCATAATAACGGCCTGGGCTTCACTTTCTCTAAAATTGGCCTTAATTGCCTTACCTGAACCGTAAAAAGTTAATTTAATATCCTTTTTGCCCATGGCACTATAAAGAGCCCCTAATTTATCGGGATTAATAGAAACGCTTTCTAAACTTTCTGTTTGTGCTTCGCTTGTGTGCAGGACCTGGTCACAATTAGGGAAGCGGCTGTATAATTTCTCAAAATCGCTTGATTTATGAACCTGTAAAAATCCTAGGCTTTTTTTGTTGTCTAATATTTCGATTAGATCGCTTTCAGGCTTAAATTTAAAAATACAACCCTTTTCTACTTTTGCATTTTTCCAATTTTCAGCACTAAAATACATTTCAGCCCCATAATGTGCCGTTAATTCATCAAATAAGGGCCTAGGGATCACCTCGTAAAAAGGTACTTTTATTAGGATTATTGCGTCTGTTGCATAAAAATTGCCCTCTAATAGTCTAATGTATTCCATTTGTGGACGAAATGGCTCGTTTTTGCTGCATACTAAGTTTAATGCTTTCATGTTTTTGTGTGTTAAATGTGATAAAATAAAGGTTTGTTAAAATATTAATTTGCGTATTCTTTCAAATAGTATTTGAATAGTTCTAAAAAAGTAAAATTTTTGCCGTATTGAGTGCACTGGGTTTGTGTTAATCCTCCTGCAATATTAATACAGTTATCAGAAGCGGCAAAAATATCAAAATCCTCCTTTGCATTTATTGCGTTTTCTATGAAATTATAGTCTAGTTCCTCATTGATAAACTCGTATAAACCAAAGTATGCTAATTGAGAAATATTTGTAGCGTCTCCTAGTTGATACCCTGTAAAACTTGTAAGGCTTAGTGCCTCCGCAATTTCAAAACAGTCTTGATAATATATAACTTGATTATCTAGGTCCGCTGCAATATGATCACCTATATAATCGGCTCGATCTAAATAATTGTCTAAAATAGCCTGCAATAAAAGGTCTTGTAAATCCTCAATGTATCCGTATTTATTGAAATTGTTCATAGATGTAAATTTTAAAAGTTGATTGATAAGATTAATAAAGTAATAAAGACAATAAGCGAAGCGAAAAGCATTTCGTTTGTTTGGGCCTCCATTGGTTCACCAGAAAGGGCCGCCAATAAGTTTGAAAAGTATTTCATAGTGTTATTTATTAAAATTTATTATTTGAAAAGGCAGCAATACCAGCAATTACAAGCATTGCAACAGATAAAAGGAAAAAAGCAACTGTAAGAATTTTTTCAGAGATTGAGTAATTTTTCATCTTAGTAATTTTTAAAGGTGGATAATTATAAAGTGTTTTTAACTTGTAAGCATTTTTTTAACAAGGCTTTATCATTTGTGAAAATGGATAAACCTAAAACGTTTTTTGCTGTTTTAAGATCAGCGTATAAATTAGCCTCGTATTGAGTCATTAAAACAAAACAAACAGGCACAAAAACAGCACACAAAAAAGCAAGCAAGGCAAAACCTAGGAAAGGTAAAACAAGTAAGCCAGCAAGTCCAGCAATACCCGCAAATGCAAAAAGGTTAGTTAAGAATGAATTTCTAGCGATTGAGTTCAAAAGTGATTTTTTCATTTTGTTTTTCGTTTTTGTTGAGACAAACTTAAGACAGTTAATTAATGTAAACAAATATTAATGCTAATTTATAACAGTTCTAAATAATGATATCAGATATAAAACAGTGTAAAATGCAGGTTTAAACGCTATATAATAAGAATGTATACCTTATTTAGAACTATTATAAATTACAGATAATAATACAATAAGGCTAAAAAGGCCCTTATTTAACCGATACAAGGGGATAAAAATATATTTTACAAAAAGCTTTTTTATTTCAATTTTTTCCTTTTTTTTCCAATTACAATAATTATACCCTTATTATACTAATAGTATACTTATAATATACTTACAATATACCCTAGGTATACTAATAGTATACGCAAAGAATATAGAGAGTTTATACTCTTATAATAATACTAACGTATTGTATTAATACTACCGTATTATATAAAGAGAATAATCTCTCTTTTCTTTCTTTGTTTACTTCTTTCTTTGCTTACTTTCTTTCTTGTTTTATTTCTTTCTTTAGGTCCTTATTTATAATCATTACTAATAAGATTAACCACTTAGTTAAGCAAGGTAAACAGGTAGTTTATATCTACACTATATAAGATCATTAAACCTAATTAATTAAACCCTTTGTGTAGGCTCTTGTATTGCCTTGTATTAACGTGTTTCCACAGTGGTAGTATGTTTGTATACATTGATTAATAATAAGGGCTTAAACACAAGGTATTAACCCTGTTCTATTACACTGGTATACTCTTTGTTTATACATGATAAGTGACAAGGCAGGGAAAGAAGGGTTAAAAGGTCAAAATACAGGGGTGGCTACCCTCGGCCTATCATCTATTTAACATAATGTTATCATTGTTTCCTACGTTTATACCCTGTTAGGCCCTTGCTATGGGGGTATACAGTGGTAAAACAGGGGCACAAGGGTAAAAAGGTGGGGAGCAAAAGGGGGAGGGGGTAGTTTTTCCTGGTAACCCTCCAAAAAAATCCTACCAAATTTTGGTTAATAGTTGTTTACAAATGGTATTTGAATATTGTAATAAAAAGAGAATAGGGTTGTTTGGAGAGAGTTTAATGTTTATGTTTACACAATCAATCTATTAAGAATGGTTCTAAATAAGGTAAATCGTGGCGGAATTTAATCAATAAAGTGTTGGTTATTAAGTAGTTAAGTGTTATTTAGAATAGTTATAAATAAGAAAAGATATATATATTATATATTAAGTATACTCTTAGTATAATAAGTATATAAATGGTGTAAGTGATTTTTGTTTATTGAAATGATTTTAAAAAGTGCCTAAAAAAATTCTAAGTTTTTTGGGCTTAATATAAACTACTACGATTATGGAAGCTGAAGAACAACCTTTAGTTGAAACGAAGCCTAGGGGTAATTACGAAAACATTAGACAATACTCTATTAAGCCTGGAGAGGTTAGGAATCCTTATGGTAGGCCAAAGAGTGTAATCAAGGAGGTGATGAAGAACTTAGACGAGCAATATCGTTTAAGGATGAGTAAACCTGAGGTGGTTAAGGTGATGACTTACATAAGTAGCTTGAGTGTTGCTGATTTAAAGCGTTTAGTTGCTGATAGTAATACTCCTGGGTTTATGGCTGTAATGGCTTCTTCTATCTTGGGTGACATAAACAATGGTGAGTTAAAGAATACTGCTTTTATGTTGGAGTTTGAGCATGGTAAGAGCACACAGCGTATTGAGCAAGACTTGAGTATTCATAATGATACTGTTAATCCTAAATTATTAAGTGATGACCAAATTAGACAACGACTTAGCGAAATTAGAGAGAGAAATATTGACGAGGGAACTTTCGAGGAGGTCATTTAGTAGTTTTGTTTCTTATATCAAGCCTGATTATGATATGAGGTGGTTTCATAAGGTGATTGCTGATCACTTAGACTTGGTATATGCAGGTAAGATAAAGAAGTTAATGATATTTGTGCCTCCGCAACACGGAAAGTCTGAATTATCTACTCGTAGCTTTCCTGCTTACTTGCTTGGTAGAAACCCTGATTTAAAATTAGCCTTAGCTTCCTATAATGCTACCTTAGCTGAACAGTTTTCAACTGAGATACAGCGTAGGATGCTTAGTGAGGAGTTTAAGATGTTGTACCCAGATAGTAGGATAGGGGAAAAGAAGGGTGAGGCAGTCAAGACTGCTGAATTCTTTCAAACTGTTAATAGAAGGGGTTATTTAAGGGCTGTAGGCCGTGGAGGCTCACTTACTGGTACTGCGGTAGATATTGGGATTATTGATGATCCGCTAAAGGATAGACAAGAAGCTCAAAGTATTATCATTAAGGAACAATTATGGAACTGGTACACCGATGTGTGGGAAACTAGATTACATAACGACAGTGCACAGGTTCTTATCCAAACTCGGTGGTATGATGATGATTTAGCTGGTAGGTTGTTAGAAAGGGATAACGATTGGACTATCATTGAATTCCCTGCTATTCGTGAAAAAGCCGAGAATAATTACGATGAAAGAAAGTTTGGTGAAGCTTTATGGCCTGAGAAGCATTCCTTGGAGAAATTATTAAGGGTTAAGAAGAATGAGCCATTTACTTTCGAATCTCTTTATCAGCAATCCCCTAAACCAAGTTCAGAATCCTTAATTTACCATGATTGGCAGCCTTGTGAGCTGTTTCCTAAGGATGCTGATGTTATCTTTAGTGGACTTGACTTTGGATTCTCTAATGACCCTACTTCACTGATTAGAATTGCAAAACTCGGAAATAAGTTATACCTTGACGAGGTAATTTATGAGAAGGGATTAACAAATTCCGATTTAATTAAGAAGATTAAGATGTATCCAGATAAATTGAATGAGATTTATGCTGATAGTGCTGATCCTAAAAGTATTGAGGAATTAAAGAGGGCAGGTATTAAGGTCGTGAAAGCGGTTAAAGGAAATGACTCTGTTAACGCTGGTATAAGTAAGTTGCGTGAATACGAAGTATATTATACTCGTAGATCAAAGAACATCAAAAAGGAGATTGATAACTATCAATGGATAACAGTGGGTGGTAAACCGATTAATAAACCAATTGATGACTTCAATCACGCTTTAGATGCGATTAGATATGGGGTATATACCAAGTATTCAAAGAAAAAACTCTTAATATTCTAAAAATGGGCTTATTCGATTTTTTTAATGGCAAAAAAGCCATGACTTTGGTTAAAAACTCTATCCCCTGGAAAGTTATTGGTGGTCAATCTTATTCGATGTATAAGACTGATTATCGTGAAGCGATTGAGAAGGGATATGAGATGAATGTGGATGTGTATTCAATTGTGGCTGATATAGCATCAAGAGCAGTTGAAGTACCTTTGGAAATGTACCAGGCTAATAACAAGACTCAAACTAAACAATTAGCTAAATACAAGGCAATAAACACAAGACCTACTCAAAGAGGTTTAGTGGAGGCAAATCAGATTCGTAAAAACTCTTTAAAAGAGATTGAAGCTAATCCTATACTAGATTTGCTTAAAAGACCTAATGGTTACCAAACTCAAAAGCAATTCTTCGATACTTTATTCTCTTATGACCTTTTGTTAAAGGATGTGGGTATCTGGGCAGAGGAAGACCCTTTGAAACTAGGTAAGATTGCAAGACTTCACGTTATTGCACCTTGGGATTATCAAATCTTCACTGATGGCTTTAGGGTTATTACTGGATATCATATTACTTCGTTAAATATGGATGTTGAGCCACAATGGTTCTTATCGTTTAGATCATTCAATCCAAGCTTTAATGACCAAAAAACTATTGCTCGTGGATTCTCTCCATTGACTGCTGGTTCTCGTGTATTACAAAAGGCTAACGCTGCAGAAGAAGTTGGTATCGAAAACTTTGAGACTCGTGGAGCTGTAGGTTTTGTTTATAAGGACGATTTAAACGTAGATGACCTTGATCCAGAACAACAAGGTGCTTTTGAAGATAGAATGTATGATAAAATCTACAATTCTGCTTCTAAAGGTCGTGTTCAATGGTCAAATGCTAAAGTTGGTTACACGAAGTTATCAACAACTAACATTGACTTGGATTTAAGAGCCATGAGTAAGTTATCTACGGAACAACTTTGTAGATTATGGCATTACCCATACGTTTTATTGAATGCTGATAACCTAACTGAGAGTAACTTGGCTGAATTTATACGTAGAATGATTATTAACTGTGTTATTCCAATGCAATCTCGTATTTGTGAAGGATTGTTGGAGTTCTTAGCTCCTTCAATGGGAATTAACCCATCTCAATACGTTTTACGCTTTGATACAGATGCTTATCCAGAAATGAAGCAAAACTTCTTAGATGCTGCTAACATTATTGATAAGTTAGATGGTGTGCTTTCTCAAGATGAGAAGCGTGTGTTTATGGACTTTGAGCCAACATACGATGCTGCAATGCAACAAGTATACATTCGTTCAAATCAAGTGCCTGTAAGCAGTTTAAACATTGATCCTACAACATTGGGGTCTATGAATGAGTAATTATGGAAAATCTTCATATCATAGTGATATCCGTTTCTTTAACCAGTTCATTCTGGTTTGGATTCTTCCTATGGTATGAAGGTTTTATTAAGAAAGCGGAAAAAAAGAAAGTAGAAAAGGTTTTTAAGGATAAAAAATGGTAAGTGACGAAATGTATAAGGTTGCTTGGCGAAGAAGGCACGACATAAACGAACGTGCCTTATTTGCTTTTGTTAGAACTAAGCTTGGTGCAGAGACTAGGGCTTACCTAGCTACACTCGAAGGTAGAAACCCCAATACATTTCATATTACTAACAACTTTAGCGAAAAATGGATGATGGACATCTTAAAAGATGCTTATTCGAAGTTTGGGCTTAAACAATACGAGTTTCTTAATAGATTTAAAAGCAAAGACGAAGAAGAAGACAACTTTAATGATGAGTGGTTACTTCTGTTGTTATTGCGTTTTAGAGACATTACTCAATTTATAGTTGTATTGGGTATTATTGCCACAATTAAGTATGATATACAAAAGTTTATAGACGATAAAGTCAAACAAGGCATTCCCGCCTCCGCTATCATTACTCTATTAAGCGTTTATTTGGCACAGAAGAATATAATTCGTAGTCAGACGATAGCTAGGACAGAAGTGACTAAAATAATGAATCTAGCAAGCGATTTGTGGGCTTCTTTACAACCTAAAGTTACCAAAAAAAAATGGATGGTAATTTTGGATGGTAAAGAACGTAAATCTCATCACGATATGGATGGGTATCCTGCAATTGCTTTAAATGAAAAGTTTCTTGTAGGAGGTTATCCTATGGCCTATCCTGGAGATGGTTCTGCCCCTGCTAATGAGATTGTTAATTGTAGATGTGGGGTTAGATATATTTAAAATTTTGTATTTAGTTATTTTTATTATATTTGCAAGCAATAGATAGAAAATATGAGAGATTATAAGATAAAATCTGAAGGGGAGATAGTTGATGTAGATATGACTAATCGTATCGTAATGGGCTATGCTGCTAAATTTGGTAATATTGACCTTCATGGCGATATGATTATGCCTGGTGCATTTACCAAGACTATTCAAGAACGTGGTCCTCAAGGGAAGAATGAAATATGGTTTTTACACAATCATAGTTCTGATAGTCCACTTGGAAAGCCATCTGTATTGAAAGAAGATAATTATGGTTTATATTTTGAAGCTGCTATCATTGACACTGAGATTGGTGAAGATATCCTTAAATTATATGAGAATGGTTTAATTAACCAACACTCTATTGGATTCTCTACAATTAAAGAATCAAAGGTAGAAGAAGGAAATACAAAGCCTTATTATCAAATTCAAGAAGTAAAATTGTACGAATTTTCGTCAGTTCTATGGGGTGCTAATCCTGAAACTCCATTCTTAGGTTTAAAATCTATGGATGCTAAAGGATTGCAAGATCGTTTTGATAAACTATACAAGCAATTGCGTGGTGGAAATTTAAAGAACGAAACTTATGAATTGATTGAAATTGAGTATAACTTTATAAAATCGGAGTTATTCAAACTAATTAATGATAAGGAGTCGGTTAAGTCCACTCCTGAGATTATTAATCCAGAAGAATTACAAAGACAAGTGCAAATCGAATTTTTAAAACAATTAAAAAACTCTTTTAAGTAATGGAAGATATTAAAAAAATTGTTGATGAAGTAAAAAGCGACATCAACGAAATGATTCAAAAAGGTGTTGGTCGTGAAATGGAAGGCTTAGGCTTATCTGACTTGATCGAGCAGACTAAAAATGCAGGAACTAAATTGCAAGAAGTAGAAGGTAAGTTAGGAAACATTGAAAAAGCTGTTTCTGATGCTATCTTAGATATGAAAGCTAAGTCTGTAGAGCCAACTAAGAAGGAAGATTTCTTAGCGAAGAAATTTGAAGCTCGTGAGCAAGAATTCAAGTCTATGACTACTTCTCGTTCTTCAGTTGCAATGGAATTGAAAGCAGTAGGTGATATGAACCTTACAGCTAACATTGGTTCTGATTGGGCTTCTAAGATTGCTGGTTTATCTAACGTAATCTTAACTGATCCTTTCCGTTCAGTTCACTTGCGTGATTTGATGCGTTCTTCTGTAATTGAGCAGAATGGTGTATTCAAATTCGCTAAGAAATCAGGTGGCGAAGGTGCTCCAGCAGTTCAAACTGAAGGTGCTTCTAAAGCTCAAGTTGATTATGACTTCACAATCACTGAGGTAACTCCTAAGACTATTGCTGCATACAGCAAAATCTCTAAGCAGATGTTATCTCGTTTATCTTGGTTACAAAACTTCGTTTCTACACAAATGGTTAATGATTTGTTAGAAGTTGAAGATACTAAGTTATTTGATTTTGCAGGAACTGGTGAATTCACAGGCTTATACGAAGCTGCTACAGCTTACTCTCCATCTGGATCAGTAGTTGTAGGTTCTAATCGTTGGGATAAATTGGCTAATTCAATTGCTCAATTAAAAGCTGCTCGTTTCCGTCCTTCTATCATCTTGGTAAACCCAATTGATGAGATGGAATTGTTAATCAACAAAGAATCAGGTGCTGGTTACTCTCACCCATCTTTAATCTCTGGAACTGGTTTAACAGTTGCTGGTGTACCAGTAGTTTCTACTGATATCATCCCTGCTAACACTTTCTTCGTAGGAGATATGAACAAGGCTGCTGAATTGTTATTCGAAGACAACGTAATGGTTGAATTCGCTTACGAAGATGGCGATAACTTCACTAAGAACTTGGTGACTGTAAGAGCTGAAGAATCTATTGCTTTACCAATCTACTTCGGTGGTGCGATGAGAAAAGGTACTTTTGTGATTGCATAATCATTTTCTTATTTAGTGTATTATGTAAGCCTACTTCCCATAAGAACAGTAGGCTTATTTTTAAACCTTAAACTTAAATAAAATGGCAAAGGTAACTTGTGAACAACACTTTTTCGATATGGAAGCTAATCATCCTCGTATGGTAGGTGATTCATTCGAAACAAGTAATGACAGAGCAAAAATGCTAGAATCGAAAGGTTTAGTAGTTATTGTAGAAATGGAAGAAGAAACTGATCCAGTTAATCCTCCTCAAAATAAAGTTGTAAAACCTTCTAAGAAGAAATAATGGCTTACATACCTGAAGTAGTTAAAACAAGGGGTTTAGAAATACAAATGGTTGAGGAAATCACCCCTTTAGCTGAAGTAGTAACTTTAGATTCAGTTAAGAGACATTTGAATATTGAAATTTCAAATAATGACGATAATCAAAAGCTTAGTGATTTAAGGTATTCTGCTATTCACGAGGTTGAGACTTATATTCAAAAGAATCTAAAGCCTAAGCGTATGATTCAATCTTACATTGAGGTAAATGGTACAATTGATTTGTATTATGGTCCTGTAACTGAGATTGAATCTGTAAAAGATGCTGCTGGAGTTAATTTGTCTCACACTGTTAGTGAATTAAACCAAAAGATTTCTGCTTATTCTTCAGGTGGTATGGTAGTTACTTACGTTGGAGGGTATCTTCCTTTGCCTTATGATATTGAAAACGCTGTATTAGATATTATAGCAGTTGATTATGATCAGGCAGTAGAAGACAAGAAATTGGCAATTAGAGCTATTAAAGAACGTATTAGACATTACAGACCTATCTATGTATAATAAACTTAGCAGATTTAGAGCTAACTTTCAAACCATGGTAGAGCAAATACCAGATGGTGCTGGAGGTGTTACTGCAGCTTCTCGTCAAGGGTATAGCTGTAATGTACATATAAAGTCTACAAGTTCATTTTATGGCAACTATGGTGGTGTTAGAAATGAAGAAGGTGGACAAATTGGTACTGATCAATCATTTGAATGTATAGTTAGATACAATAGTGAGTATCAATTTAAAACCACTACTGTAATGGTTTTCAAGAATAAAAGATATGCACTTTCTGATATCACAAACGTTGATTTTAAGAATCAGTGGATAACTTTTAAAGCAACTGTAAGAAATGATTAAAGTTAAGTTTACAGGCTTAAAGATTTTAATTAATAGATTTGAACGTGCACAAAATAGAGCTAAAGATATAACTGAAATGGTTATGCAAGAAGCTGAAGCACTTTCAAGTCAATCTAAATCATTAGCACCTGTAAAGACTGGAAAACTTAGAAATAGTCATTATTTTAAAAAACAAGAGGGTAGAAATAAAGTAACTGCTACAATTGGATTTAGAGCTCATTATGCTCCTTATCAAGATTTTGGTACAGGTAAGAAATTTAATTTAACAGGTACTTTATCTCCATACCAAGATTATATTGCTGGCTTTAAAGGTGCTAATCAAAATCATAAAGGATTAAGAGCTAGAAAGTTTTTATTCCATCATTATGTAATTACCACTAGAAGAATAACTAGAAAAGCTAGGACTAGATTTAAAAACATCATGAAAACTTAATAAAATGGTAGCAAAAGACCCACAATTTGAATTAAGAAAGGCTTATTTTGAGACTTTAACTAATATTACTAGCAATGGTCAGCCTGTTGAGGTTTTTGATGAAATAGTTCCTAGTACGGCAGCATTCCCTGCTATTGTATTTATGCAACAGACAGGTAGAAATGATGGCAATAAAGATATGTTTATTCGCGATGAGATTATTGACATTCACGTTATTACTAAGTTTTTATCAGATACAGGAGGCAAAAAAGTAGCTAATGATGTAGTTAATCAAATCATTGGTAAAGTCCTATTAGGACCAAGCAATTTTGGTATTAGTTCACACCTAACTAATTGGCAGGTTTTGAATTGTGAATATCAAACAAATACATTAACTTCACAATTGCCAACAGGATGGCAAGTAGAAATTATCGTAACATTTAGTCAATTATTAGAACAATTAAATTAGAAATAAAATGGCATTAGTAAAAGGAACAGACTTGCGTATCTTCGTAGGTACTAAGGTTATAGCAAACGAAACAACTTGTGATATCGAATTATCAACTACAATGATTGATACTTCATCCAAGGATTCAGGTGTATGGGAAACTGCAATTCCAGGTCGTAAAGCATGGAATTTGTCAGCTACAGCTCAATTAGATTATGCAGATGGTGGAACAAACTACACTTACGATGAATTATTAGCTGCATGGATGGATCAAACAGAATTAACTGTTTCATTCAAAACTGCTGCTACAGGAGCTACAGTATTAACTGGTTTAGCTTATGTTGAGTCAGTACCAGTAAAAGGTGGTGATCAAGAAATTGCAACTGTAGATATTAAGTTAAAAGGTAATGGTCCATTAACAAAGACTACTGCTGCTTAATATTTAAAAATTTTTGTTTACATTTGGGGTAGGGATATAATCTCTACCCTTTTTGGTTAAATACACACAAAACACACACACAATGCGTAGTATTACATTTGAAGGAAAGAAAATCAACTTTGATTTTTCCTTAGGTTGCATCAACGATGTATATGTAAGAGAACTTGGAGGGCAATTTAATGATCTTGTAAGTATGCAAGATTATCAAGATAACCCTTCTAAATTATTAGATATAACTAGAGATATGCTCCTTAGTGGACATATTTATTGGTTATTCTTAAATGGTCAAGATGAAGAAGCTGAATCTATTTTAAGTAAACTTAGAGGATCAAGAATGTTAGCTACTAAATGGTTAATTAATGCTCAAGTTGTTAATGTTGTAGAATGGATTACTGCTGATTTAATGCCAAGTGATTTAGACCAGCCAAAAATAAGTAATGCAACAAAAAAAAAGAGGTAATTACTTGGGGTAAAGTTCTTACAAGAATATATATTACAGGGTTGAAGCCATGGGAATGGAAAAGAATGACTTTCGGGGAATTTCTGGACTATGAACATGGCTTTGAGTTTAGAAGGGCTTATGAGTGGGAAAGGACTAGAAAAATAATGTGGGCTTCATTAGCTGCCATGGGAGGAAAGGATGCACCAAAAGCTCAAGATTTAGTTCCATTGTGGACAGATAACCTAGGAAAAGTTTTAGAAAAACCAAAAGAAAAAGAGTATCTTTCGGATGATATAGTGAAAAATTGGGTTAATTCTATAGAATAATGGCAGAAACTAATGAGTTTTATATAAAAATTGGGGCTGATGTAGATGAGGCTATGAGTAAGCTTGGTGCTTTATCAGGCAAATTATCGTCATTAGCATCAAGTACCCAAAGAAGTGGTAGTCAAATAAGCAATAGCATGACTAGCACTTCTAATGTAATTTCAGCAGCATTCTCATCAATGGGAATGGCTTTAACAACAGTTGGTATTGTTGGTGGAATTATTGGAATTGGTAGAGCTGCATTAAAAACTGCTGCAGAATTAGAACAAATTTCAGTATCATTCGAAGTATTTACTGGTAATGCTGAAGTAGCTAAGAATATGCTTTCTGAGTTAAAAGCTCAAGCATTAGCTTCTCCTATGCAATTCCAGGATATTGCTAAAGGTGCACAAACATTATTAGGTTATGGATTAACTGCTGAACAGGTTATTCCTGTAACCAAGATGTTAGGAGATATTTCTGGCGGTAATGCAGATAAATTCTCAAGATTATCTTTAGCTTTTGGACAAGTAAACGCAGCAGGTCGTTTAATGGGGCAAGAAGCTCGTCAAATGATTAATGCTGGGTTTAACCCATTACAAGCAATTTCGGACAAGACAGGCCAATCTATGGCTGTTTTAACCCAAAGAATGCACGATGGTCAAATTAGTGTTAGAGAAGTAGCCCAAGCATTTATATATGCAACTTCAGAAGGAGGAAGATTTTATAAGAATGCTGAAAAGCAATCTCAAACGCTTGCTGGTGCTTATAATAAAATGTCTGAAAGCATTAGCTTTACACTAGCTACACTTGGTGAAAATCTAAATAAGACATTTGATATAGCTGGTATTGCTGGACACGTTTCATTCCTTGTTGAACAACTAGCAAAAAACTTTGAGTCTACGAATGACCAGATGCAAAAGTCAAGTTTCTGGAGTGGAGTATTAAAAGATGCTTTAGATGTATTAGCTGTAAGCTTGGACCTAATTATAATGACTGTAAGTTATTTAGGAGACAAGATAGAAGATGTATTTAATTCAGAAAAGTTTAAGAATTTTTCTAGTTGGTTAGATGATACATCAATTAAAATAGCTGGTTTATTTGGTAAAACTGCACAAGACAATTTTGTTAAATTCCTTAATTATGTAAATGATTTTGGCAAAGAAGGTTTTTCTATTGACAAACAAATGAAAAACTCTCTTACGAGAAAAATTACTGATTATGAAAAGTTTTTAGCACAATTTAAAAATTTAACAACTAAGACAGATAAAGGATCAACTACAAAGAAAAGAGAAGGTGTTGAGACTATTGCTGGTACTGACTTTATTACTATTGCCGAAGGCGAAAGAATAAAGAAGTTAATCCAGATGGAAAAAGATGCTGGAACTGAAATTAGACAACTTGGCTTGTCGGCTAATGAAAGAAAATTAGCTGATTTAAAATTATCTCACGCTAAGTTAATGGCTGAGATGAAAAAAGCTGGTGTTGATTCTACGGCTATTGAATTTAAAAATCTTTCAGAGATATCTTTATTATCACAACAAATTTTAGCAGAAAAGAATTCTGCTATTATGAAGTTAATAAAGCCTGTAAGCACATTTGAGAATTATAAGTTACAAAATCCTATAAGTAAGATTACTGAAGGATGGGATCAATCAGTTATTAATAATCAAATTGATTCATTTCAAAACTTAGGTAAATCATATTATGATGCTGCTAAAGGTTTATCAGAAAATATTGCTGGTGGTTTAGGAGAGATTGCAGGATCAATTATGTTAGGTGAATTGACTGTAGGAGATGCTTTTAAATCTCTTGGAGCTTTAATCCTTAATATGTTGGGAGATTACTTGATTAAAGTCGGTGGGGCAGCAATTACATTTGGTGTTGTTAATACAGTATTGAAGAATGCTTTAACTGCTGGATTTGCATCACCAGAATCAGCAATCGTAGCAGGTATCGCTGCGGTATCTGTCGGTACAGCCCTTAAAGGACTTGCAGGTAAGGTTACATCTTCAATGGATAAAAATAAGTCCACAGATGGCAAATCTATAGCATCTGGTGGAACAGGAGCTTCATCAAGAATATCTGGTAGCACTTATTCTTACGGAAATATGAGCAATGTTCAACAATCTGTAAGATTATTTGTAGATTTGACTGGTTCAATTACTCAGACTTCTACTGGATATGCTATCAATAAGTCAATGGAAACAACTCTTAGAATAACTGGAAGATAATGACAGGATACGGAATACTATATCGCTTTGAGTTTGATGGATTTTGTAATCCATTTAACGAGATGCTTGTTAGCAACAATAAGATACTTATTCTTAAAAAAGACTACACTGGTACAATTACTGATATCCCTCATGGGCAAGTAGGACCAGTTGAGATTGATTATCCTACAGCAGATGATGATATCTTCTATCCATTAAAGGGATCGTCGCTTACATTCAAAGTATTGGGTGGTGTAATCAATATGGATTCACTTATTAGTGAAGATGAGAAAGAATACATTATTGAGTATTATAGACAAGGTAATTTATTTTGGAGAGGTTTTGTTAGCCCTGAACTGTGTGATGAAGATGTATTTTTAAAATACCCAGCTATTCAATTTAAGACAATTGATGGTTTAAGTACATTAAAGAAAAATAAACTTGACATTGATGGTAAGATGCCTCCTGGTATTCTTAATTTGTTAAAGGTTTTACAAGGAGCGTTAAACGGAATTGGATATGAATTCCCTTTAAATGTATTGTGTAAAATGTGGAATGAAACTCATGTTAAAACAGCTTATTCAACTCCATTAGAACAAACTTATGTTTATACTCCTTCATTAAAGGATAATAACTTTGAGTTTAGAAGTGATTTAGAGCTATTGCTTGACATTTGTCAAGTGTTTAATGCTTTCGTATACCAAAACTATGGTGAGTGGTATTATGTGAAGCCTAAGGACTTAATTTTTGGAGTTAGTGATGCTAGTAAATTTGCAACAGATGGAACTTTAAATACTTCATCTAAAAAGCATATTCCAACATTAGTCCATGGAACTGACTTTAAAATTTTAGCAGAGCCTAAACGTAGAATTAGAAGATTCTATAAATACACTGAAGTAGAGTATCAAGGAGCTACAAATAAGTTTATTAATGGTGATTGTACAATTTGGGGAGATAATCCTAATGAAATTCTATTAACTGATACAACTTCATTAACAGGAACTTCACAAGCACAAACTACGTTTAAGTTCTTTAATAAAGGATCAGCTATAAACTCATACTTACTTTATAGTGCCTTAGAGAATAAGTATAAACTTGGTTTAACAGCAGGTTCAGCTCATAATCAGAATAATTACTTTACAACTGGTAAGGTAGATATTAGATGGGGTGAAGGATTTACTTTGTCGGTTCAATGCCCTACAAATAACCCTACATTCTCATTAATAGCTCAAATACCTTATATAACAGGTGTAGCTGAGTATTACTATGATTTCCAATCAGGAACTTGGAAAAACTCACCACATTACTACCAAAAGTCATCTGATTATCCAGATGTAGATACTATTAATTCATTCTCACAGAATTTTCCATTCCCTGATATTTTAGACGATTGGGATATTTATAAGTATGAAGCTTATTCAGTTTACTTAGTAATGTATGCTGGTAAAAAAGTAGGTACTTCTGGAACTTATGAATCGTGGTATTCTGACATCATTATTAATGGTCCTAAGCCATTAACTTATCTTGGAAATCAATTACCTACTAGAGAGATATTCCATGTTGATAACTTAAAGTATACATCCATTATTCCTGAAAGAAAAAAGGTTTATTGTGGTGATAACTTTAATCAAAAGACATTTACTATCACTGATACTCAAGAGCCTTCAGCATTTTTATATAAACAAGGTGGAGAATATTACCCTATTCAATCATATTTAACAGATGTATTCACAGGTGAAGTTAAGGGATCGTGGTATGAAAGAGAGGAAGACGATAGATTTACTATTTTGGAGTATTGTGCTAGAAATATTCTTAATCAATATTCTGATTATCGTAACATCTTTGTTGGCACTCTAATTGGTATAGATTTACAATATGGAGCTATTTATGAGTTTCCTAATCAAGGACCATTAGGTGGTAAGAAGTTTTGGCCATTGTCAATGAAATTAAATGACTTTGAGTGTACAGCCGAAGTAGTATTTATGGAATTAACTTCCAATGAAATCTACGGACAGCTTACTCGGTCAAGATATGACGATGCAGGACTCTTAATTACAGCCGATGTTACGGCATCTAAAAAAAAAACTCTAACGGGATAGGTACTGATTTAGGCCAAGCTGGTAAAGAGGGAACTATATTTGATACATTCACAGTGTTCTACTTAGACGATTTTGTACCTTGATATGGCTAGAGAGATAGGATATTTTAAATACAAGTCACGTTCTTCCATAGAATTATATGGTAGTGGCTTGTTTACCGATAAAGAAGATAGCGGTTATGTTTATGGATGGGAGAATAAGTTAGGACAATACACGCTAACAGCCCATCTAAAGCTATTTAATGGCACGACAAGCGATGCAAAAGCTGGATTGATGCTTCGTACTATGGCGAAGTCAGATTCAGCCTTTATTGCAGTCTTTGTTTGTGGGGATAATAAGATCAGAATTATTCGTAGAATTAATAGAGGAGATAATTTAACTATTGTCTCCACTATTGATATTGGTAGAAATGATGCTGTATGGTTAAGAATTAATAACCTAGGTGGAGACTTAACAATCAGTTACTCTCTTAATCTTGATAACCTAGATGCCTCTTATGTTACTTTTACCGAAATAGGTACATTTACAGGTATAACTTCTGGGTGGAATAATCAGTATAAATATTTGAGTTGTAGTAGTGGTTCAGATAATGTAAATTTGGCTTACTTTACAAGAGTAATTACAGAGGAGTGTTATGTTAGCCCTAATGGGCAAAAAGAAGGATAAAAATGGCTATTAAAACGATACGAGTATTTGCTGAATATACATCTGATGGATACGTTCCTATGCCATCACAAGGCAATATTGACTATGGAATTACAATAGGTAATTCATTCCCAGAGACTCAGCCTAGTTCCTATCAAACAGATGATCCCAACATTGATGTAGCAGTCAATACAATGACTGATTTTTATGTTTGGATTAGAACTCATGGTAGCCCTTGGAATCCTAGTTATACTCGTGTAGTTAGAGTTTATCCTGATTCTCCTTCTATTAACTCTGTAGTCATGAATATGATTGTAGCAGTTGGTGGTGGTGGAACAACAATTAGCAGTGGAGGTGGTGTTAATTATTATCTTAATGGTGGAACATCTCAAGGTGTTTTAGATGGTTCTACTTATTATGAAATGAGCAAAACTCCTGTAGAAGGTGCAGGAGTAGACTTCTTTAAGATTAATACTACAGGATTTCAAAACATTGCTCAATTCGTTACAGATGCAGGTGATCCAGGATTATTAAACATACCTGCTGGTAATTGGCCTATTGGTTTTTACTTTTCAGCTTCTGATAATAGTGGTAATCCTAAGTTCTATGCTGAAATATATAAGTATTCTGCAGCAGGAGTATTTACATTATTAGGAACAGGTTCTGCTACTCCAGAAGTTATTACCAATGGAACAGCTATTGATTTCTATACAACTAATACTGTAATCCCTGAGACTACATTATTAACTACTGATAGAATTGCTGTTAGAATCTTTGTTAATACAGATGGTAATAGAACTGTAAACTTACATACTCAAGATTCTCACTTATCTACAGTTGGAACTACTTTCACAAGGGGTTTAACAGCTATTAATGGTTTAATCAAGCAAGTACAATACATTGCAATAGGAAATGCTGGTAGTGATGCTGCTATAGTTTCTAGTGATGATACACATACAATCAATCTACCTACAGCCTCCGCAACTAAGAGAGGTCTTTTAAATAGCACAGATTGGTCTACATTTAACGCAAAACAAGCAGCCCTTAGTGGAACAGGTTTTGTAAAAATTAGTGGCTCTACGATAAGTTATGACAATAGCACTTATCAGCCTTTAGATGGAGACTTAACAGCTATTGGAGCTTTAGCAGGCACAACTGGTATACTAAAGAAAACAGGAGCTAATACTTGGGAATTAGACACTACAACTTACTTATCTACAGGGGTTGCTGCTGATACTTATCAAAGAAAAGACAAAATGGTATCCAACTTGCTTGCAAGTGATACTGAATACCCTAACTCTAATGCTGTATTAGCCAAATTAGCACTTAAAGCAGACATTGCTAACCCTCAATTTACAGGGTCAATGAATATTAAAGGGGCTGAATCAAGAATTAACTTCTATGATGAAGCTGATGCTATTAAGTATTTTATTGGTTATGATAGTGGTTTTTTAAGAATATATCAAAGTGCTGGTTCTGCATCTAGGTTTTATATTAACTTAGATGGTAAAACGTTTATACCAGGTATTGTAGAAGCAGGAACTATTATTAAAACTGGTGGTACTGCTAGTCAATTCCTTAAAGCTGATGGAACTGTAGATAGTAATACATATTTAACTTCTTATACAGAAACTGATACATTAGCTTCAGTTACAGCAAGAGGAGCTACAACTTCTACTCCAATAACTGTAACTGCTTCTGAAGGTAGAGAGGTAAAAGTGTATATGGCATCTACATATACTACAAATGATTTAGTATCTGGTCACGAATATGGTTGGTATAATGACCATTGGAGACTCGGTATGACAAGGTCAGGTAATGCTTTTGGTGCTGATTTTGTAATTCAATGGAATGGTGCTAGAAGATTATCATTAACTAATGGAGGTAATCTTACAGTTACTGGTACAATTAGTGCAACTAATTTAAGTGGTACAAATACAGGAGATCAAACTTTAACAAGTTTAGGTGCTCAAGCTAAATTAGATGGAACTGGATTTGTTAAAGCTTCTGGCACTACTATTTCTTATGATAATAGTACATACTTGACAACTACTTCTGCAGCTAGTACATATCAAAGATTAGACAAAATGGTGTCTAATTTATTGGCTTCTAGCACTGAATACCCTAATAGTAACGCTGTATTAGCTGCTTTAGCATTAAAAGCAAACGCTGCTAATCCAACATTTACAGGAGACTTTACAATTAGTGGTGTTACTCCAAGATTATACTTTGTAGATACGGATAATAATCCTGATTACACAGTATTTACTGATTCAGGATACTTTTATATTTATGACCAAACAGCAGGAGCTACTAGATTTTCAATAAACTCTAGTGGTAATATAAATTCTGGTGTTGGTAAAAGTATTACTGCAGGTTCATTTGTAAAAGAAAGTGGAACAGCAAGTGAGTATTTAATGGCTGATGGTTCAGTTTCAACAGCACTTTCAAATGTAATTACAGGATCATTGACATCAGGATATATTCCAAAAGCAACAGGTGCAAATACAATTGGTAATGGAATAATTTATGATAATGGTTCATTTATTGGAATAAGTACAACAACAGATGCTGGATACAGATTTGATGTAAATGGATCAGGAAGATTTACAGGCAAAATTTACGGAAATACAGGTATACAAATTTCAGGTGGCAGTCCTTATACTTCATATACAACTGATGGGTTATTTGGAACAACAGCAACACCTAACTTTGTGTCAACTTCTGGTAACGGAGGTGCTTATGGAAATAATGCTTTATTGCTAGGCTATCAAGATAATGAAAGTGGCTTATACTCACCTGCTTATGGATTTCAAGTAAAATCTACAGATGGTGCAGGTAATATTAATAGATTGGTAAAATCAATAGTTCTAAGGGATGTTGATAAAAATACTCAGCCATTTATTATTTACAATAATGGTGATGTAGTATCATCATCAAAAGGAACTTTTGGTTTATCTGTTACATCTCAAGATTATAGATATGACAATAATGGTTATATAACTTATAATGTAGGAAATGTAAGCACAAGAACATTTACTATAAGAAACTATTCAACATCTGTACTATCATTTAATTCATCTAATTTAGCAACATTTGCAAATGGTGTATCATTGGCAACTAATAATGCCTACCAATTTCCATCAGGAGGATATGGCTGGCTAGGATATGCTTTAACAGAATCTAATGGAATGTCAATTGCATTGAGTTCATCTACTCGACCTGGTGGGCCATTTCAAATGAGTTTTAATTCAGATAATGGATTTAATTTTGGTAATGCGACTAACAATACTATTTGGTTAAATATAAAATCAAATGGAAATACTATAATTGGCTCAACAACTGACGCTGGATACAAGTTTGATGTTAATGGAAATGCAAGATTTTTAAACGGTGTTACATCAAAAGGTAGTGCTGCTTATAATGGTATTTTTATAGCTGATAATACTGGAACAACTGGAGGAGGAATTTACTCAATTAGACAAAATGGTGTTTCAAGCGGATTTATTAGTGTTAGAGGTTCTGCTTTAGGTAATACAGATAGAAATATGGCTTTTGCTGCCGAACCAGGTTTGGGCCATTATTTTTATGTTAATGATGGAACATTATCCCTTTCTTTAAATTCTAGTGGATCTGCAAGTTTTACTGGACAACTTAGTACAGGAGCATTATATCCTTCATATCTTTCATTTTATAATGCTGCCGCTGCAAATAAATTTATAAAATTAGCTGACGATGGATCAGAAATTGATGCAATAGGTTTTAGTAAAAGTGGATCAACTGCAACTGTATGGTTTCCAAATGGTAATGTATTGATTGGTATGTCTACTAATGCTGGATATAGATTAGATATAAATGGATTTGCAAGAGCAACTCAATTAAAAGTTGAAAACTCAAACAATTCAATTTTAAGATTAACAAATACAAATGCAACAAGTGGAAAAGATTGGATATTGCAATCATATTCTGATGGATATTTTTACATGGGCATTGATGGGCAATGGAATGCATTAACAATATCTAATTCATCTGCTGCTACATTTAGAAGTAGTTTAACAACAGGTGGTTCTTTAATTGTAAATGCTAATACAGCAGATTCTGCATTTTTTAGAGGAAGTGGCGAATTTGATGGTTCAAATAGAGTTTATGTTACAAATAATGCTTATATCCATGGTCGAAATAATTTAGTTTTAACAGGTAGATTGGATAATTCAAATGATGGTTATTCATTTGGAACAAATTGTAGAAATGCTCTTGTATTTAATGTGAATGAAGGGGGATCGCAAGGAGCTACAGGAAATCCTTATTACAGCTTTCAATTGCAAGGGGTTACAAAGGGTATGTATGTTCAATCAAAGTGGGGTAATGATAATTCAATAGGTGGATTTTTATTTACATCTGATAATAAATTATTAATTAGAACTATTGTTGATAATGGATATGTTTTTGCTGTTAATGGAAATGCTAATATTTCTTCGACAATTACTGGCCAAGGAGGTATAAAAATTATAGGAGGGGGAGCTTATTCTGGAGGCTATACAAGTGATGGATTATGGGGTGGAACAGCAACACCTAATTATATTTCAACAACTGGCACTGGTAAATTTATTTTTGGATATCAAGACAATGGTTCTGGACTTTATTCTGGTGCTTATGGTTTTGAGGTTAAATCAACTGATGGGGCTAATAATCAAAATAGAGTTGTTGGTGCTTTGATAATGAAAGATGTAGATAAAAATACAAATCCATTCATTTTATATAATAATGGTACAATTTCTACATCTGGATCAGTAACTGCTACAGCATTTTATGAATCTTCAGATAGTAGATTAAAGACATTAATTAAAAATGATATTGATGTTGAAGGCATAGAAAACTTAACTGCTAAACTTTATATTAAAGATGGCAGAGAGGAATATGGTTATTATGCTCAAGAAGCTCAAAAGTATATGCCATCTGCTGTAACTGTAAATGATAAAGGATATTTAAACTTATCTTATCGTGAAGTTCATACGGCTAAAATTGCACGATTGGAAAAAAGAGTTGCAGAATTAGAAAAACAATTAAATGTAGCTTAAAATGTATTGGACATCAATTCCATCTAATCAATCTATAACATTTGAAAACCTTAAGGAGGCTTGCGATAATGGTTTTTTCTTACAACTATTACCAATGCCTCCTTCTGGAGTTTCAGCAAAGAAGTGTATTAGAGGTGATCAGGTTCAATCTTATGTAGATATACAATCTTCTCCTTTAAGCGGAACTGCAGCTAATCAAACAGTTGCTAAAAGTAAAATAGTTGCTAATTCTTATACATATTACCAATTAAATGCTTGTAATGGAGGTGCTGCTGCTTGGACTAGAATTGCCCCTACTTTAGGTTATGGGCAAAGATATATTCTTCCTAGTAGCACTCCTGTATACTATTGGTATAATGGAACATCTCAAGGCCCACAAACAAATGTTCCTTCTGGCTTCAATGGCTCAATCCAGATTGTAAGTGGAGCTACTTATTGTCCTTAAACTTAAACTAATAAATAAAATGAAATTAATCGAATCGGTATCAATTTGGAGTAATGGTCAAGCTAATAAAGCTTCTATTTTAAATGCTTATGCTGTTAATGTTACTTTAGACAAATCAGCTACATTCTTTTATTCTTTAAACTCAATTAAAGAAGATGGTAATTTAGGTGAACAATTAGCACAAGGTAACGTAACTATGAGTGGCGATGATTATCCTACATGGCAAGAAGATACTGCTGCTTGGGAGTTTATTGCATCTAAGTTAAACTTGACTATTACTGGTGATTATGTAGCTCCTGTACAGGAAACAATTGTGAATGAGGAAATATCAGAATAATTATTAACTTTACGATATAATCAAACACACAAAACAATGAAATTAAACTTTAACTTTAATCTTACAGATTTAGAGGGGAAAGAACTTCTTGAAAGAGATGGTTCAAAAGTAAACGCAGGTAAATTACTTGCAAACTCTTTGGTTCAACAAACTAAAGGTGATGCTATTAAATACTTTGAATGGGCTTTAGCTCTTAACAAAGGAGAAATTCTTGACTTAGATACTTCTGACCAAGATGTATTAAAAGGATTTATTAAGGATAGCGAAGCAATCATCATCTTAGCTAAAGGACCATTATTACAAGTATTCACTAAAGTGCAAGACAAGAAATAATGGATCAAGACGATTTAAAAGTGGGAATCTTTAATATGATAGCATTTAGTCTATCAATGACAGACTTAGAGCAATCTTTGAAGATTCTGCTTTTAGTCGCTACCATTGGTTATACCTTGCACAAATGGTATAAACTACATAAAAAGTAAAACAATGGCATTACTAGACATTTTTAAGGATGACAATGATATCAATGAGAAATCCGTATTAGGATTTGCTTCATTTGCTATCTTAGCAGTTTATGGAATTGCTGATGTTATTACAGGATTAGAGCAACAACAATTTGTTATTGAGCCTATTATCCTAGAAGTATTTGCTGGACTTACAGCAGCTTGTTTTGGTATCTCTGCTTTTGAGAAAACACAAAACAGAAAGACTGATGCTGAAAGAGAAAAGAATCTACCAGGTGGCTTAGACCCACTACCAGAAGATGAAGGTTAATATAGCCCTTTTTGTTTGTTGTATCATAGCTTTATTCTATGCTTACACTAAACACGTTCAAGCTGGAAAGGCTAGACCAAATGATACTTTAGTTGTACACGATACATCTTGGAGTATTCACGATTCAATCATAGTAAAAAAAGTACCTGTTTTAAAGGAAGTAAATGTAGAGGTAGCATCCAAACCTGAGATGTTACCTGATACTAATTATGCTACCCTTAAAAGACAGTACATGGCACTATTACAACTTTATTTAAACAAGGTTATTTATTCTGATACCATTAGAATAGGTACTTATGGTTACATAGCTGTATTAGATACCATTAATGAGAATAAATTAACAAGTAGAAAAACTCGTGAGAATTATCAAATTCCTATTGTCAAGGAGACAAAGACTATTACTAAGTATTCCCCACCAACAAGGAACTTATTTGTCGGTGGTGGAATTAATACAAGTAATTCTTTAGGCATAAGAGGAATTGAAGCTGGATTGCTTTATAAGACTAAGAAAGATGCTTTATTCAACATTAAAGCTTCTGTAGACTTAGATGGCAAGCCTCTCTATGGGTTTGGGTATTACACCAAAATTAAATAGTTATGCTTTTAAAAGTTGGTTCAACAGGAGACGATGTAGTTAAACTTCAAATTAAACTTGGAGTTGATCCTATTGGTAAGTTTGGTCCTAAGACTGAAGCTGCTGTAAAAGGTTGGCAAACAGCTCATGGATTAACTCCTGATGGTATAGTAGGAGATGCTACATGGGCTAAGTTATTTGCTCCTGTGGTAGAAACTCCTATTGCTCCTGTTATCGTAGCTCCTGTGGCAACTATTGAGCCTACAAAAGGGTTTAAACTTGATAAACTTAAAGGACACATTCCTCAAAATGTTATTGATCAGATTCCTGATACAGCATCTAAGTTTGGCATAACTAATAACTTACGTTTAGCACACTTCTTAGCTCAATGTGGCCATGAAAGTGGAGGCTTTAGAGCTGTTAGTGAGAATCTTAATTATTCTGCTAAAGGATTGTGTGGAATATTTAGAAAGTATTTCCCTAGTGTAACTATTGCATTACAATATGAGAGAAAGCCTGAGAAGATTGCTAATAAAGTGTATGCTAGTAGAATGGGGAATGGTCCAGAATCTTCTGGTGATGGCTATAAGTTTAGAGGTCGTGGGTATATACAGCTTACAGGAAAAGACAATTACTCTTTATTTGATGCTACTGTACCTGAAAGTATTCTTGATATGCCTAATTTAGTTGCTAGTAAGTATCCTTTAGCCTCCGCAGCATTCTTCTTTAAGAGGAACAACTTGTGGGCTATATGTGATAGAGGTGCAACTCCTGATGTAGTAACTTCTGTAACTAAAAGAGTTAATGGCGGTACTATTGGTTTAGCTGACAGACAAAAACACTTTACTGAATACTATAAACTACTTTCATAATGGCAAAAGCTACTAAATCAGCAGAAACTAAAAAGATTACTTTTGGTACTAGAAGAAAGGGTAAGGCTAAGAAGTCTTATTCTAAGTATCAAGAGAAACCTAAACCAAATAGAGGACAGGGATGAAACTATTTACTATAACAGCTTGGATTGTTTCAATCATAATAGGAATGAGCTTCACAGTTCAATCCTTTTTTATTTATAAGCACTTCTTCCCTACTGAGCCTATTACAGTAGCTCCTGTGGAGAATAAAGTGCAAATAGGAGCACTTGCAGGTAATAGAAACCTAGCTTTTGGTGTAAAGAATATACTAGAAGAATACTTGGTAGTTAAAGAATACGATTTATCTGATGATTCTAAGCAGGTAATAAAAGTAGAAATATTATATCTTGATGTATTTAAGCGTGAGGCTAATTTATCCGTATTTCATGGAGCAACTGAAGCTGTTGTAATTAGACTTAGAGGTACATTATATGATAATGGTAAAGTGATTAAGAAGGCTATTGTAGAAGAATCTGCGGAAGAAGTCTCAATGTCTACACTTTTAGTTGATGAAGGAGGTAACTTTAATCAACAAAATCTTTCTAGTGCTTTTAAAAAATCGTGTAATTCTTTAATTAACAAGCTATTATGAAAAAGATATTTTTTCTTTTATTCTTGCTAATTGGTTTTCAATCATCTAGCCAAGTAGTAAAAGTATATTTCAATAATGATTCTACCAATACTAACCTTGCTGGCAATGTTATTAACAAGGGAGATTCTTTTGATGTATTAGTTAGTGCTGATGGCAATAACAATACTTCTGTTAGGTCACTTTATTTTGACTTCGAATACACAAACACTGCTTTTGAGTTCTTAGGTGTAGACCATACAGGAACTGGTGGTAATGGTGGTATTATTCCTTATGGTTCACAAATCTCTATGAGCTATCAAAATTATCCAGGGTATAATTATGTTACTACCCAATCAAATAATGTCGCAGATGGCAATTTAAAGTACATTTATGGGCAATATAACTACACTCCTAATGGCTCAAAATCTATTCTTCGTGTTTATTTAAACTGGGCTATTGCTAGTGGAGGCTTAGGTAAGGATACTATTCTTAAATTACACTTTAAGCTAAAGACTACAGCTCCTGGTTATGCTTGGGATGCTATTAAGTTAAACTTTGCTGCTGCATTTAATCAAAATGGTTCTAGTGGTTCAACAATAATGACAACTCCATTGAATAACATTATTATGTTAGACCCTGTAGCTACTAGATACATTAATCCTACTTTAATGGTTAATGCTAATGTAGATGCTATGTCACTTCATAGGGTAGCATTTACTGATTCTGTAGCTAATACAACTTACTTAGTAGATGCTTTATCAGATGGAACTATTCCTGTTGATCAGACTAGATTCTCTCCTAATACAGTATACCATGTTAGAGTATTGTTTAACATGGATTCTATTAAGGATTTATCAACTGCTGCTGTAACTGTTTCTGATTATACTACAGCTCAAGCTGAATTTGTTACTCAAAACCTTGATGGTACTTTTAGAAATCAGAACATCATTACAGGAGCTGGGTATTTTGCTGCAGATGTTAATAGGAATAAACTCTTTGATGGAGGAGACTTAGTTAAGCTATTCTCTCAAGTAACTGGTGTAGAAAACTTAGTTACACTACCAGAAAGCTATGTAGCAGGTACTGATATGTATATGAGTGCACCTACGTTTACTGATTCTACATTTAATGGCCTTACACAAGCTAATTGGAAAAACCTAGATAAGACATATGTTAGATTTAAAACAGATGTTATAGGTAAAAATCTCCCTTTAAAGTTACGTTTTGTTATTCCTGGTGATATTAACCGATCACATAGCTCTCAAGTATTAATTAATAATGCTATTGCTACTAATGCAGTTCCTAGCTTAAAGAAAAGTTTAGCTAAGACAGCTAACTTATTGATTAATACTCCACAATTTGTGCCTAGCATTAATGTTAATCTAAAGAATGTTACAGTTACTTCTAATAGCATTGAGATACCTGTTAAGGTAGAAGCTGGTGATGTTAGTGTTAGTGCATTACAATTTGAGTTTACTTATGATGCTACTAAATTAAAGTTTGAGAGCATTTCTAATGACTTACCTAATACTTGGTATACATTTGTAGATAATAAGGATGGTAAGGTTAAATTTGGAAGTATTGATAAGGATATTAAGAATCCTGTTACAGGAAATATTATACCTTTTAAGCTGAAGTTTAGTACCTTAGCAAGTGGATTGGATATCAATTCATTTATTAGAGTAACTCCTAATATGGATGCAAGCTCTAAAACAGGTTATCAATTAGGTATTAACTTATCCACTGATGTCATCAAATTGACAGGATACAATAACTTTTAGATGAAAAAGGCAATAGCATTTATATCAATAGTATTCTTACTTTCTTGTGAGAAGTTTGAAGTTGAACAAACCCCTACAATTGAGCTAGGAGCTACTTCTTCCTCTGCTAATATACTTTCTATCAAGACAGAAGGGAATAAGGCAACAGTGATAGCTAAAACAACTCCTGGAGCTAAGTATAGCTTACAATTATTTAAGTTTGGTGTACTTGATCCTATAGATACTAGAGGATTTACAGCAAATATGGATACTACTAGAATGGTTCTTGAGTTTAAGACTATTCCTAGTGGAATTTACGATATATCTTTAACGGATATTTCAGGTAATACAGATAAAAAACCTTTAATTTTAAATTAATATGTCAGAAGAAAATAACGATGGAACTTGGTCTGGTTTAGTTAAGACTATTGTTGGAACAGTAGGAACTGTTGTGACTGCTGGTGGAGCTTATTTAGGCTCACAATTATTTGGTGGTGGAGAAGAAAAAGAAGCTACTTCTGTACAGACTGTAGCTCCAGCTCCTGTTATTAACATTACAACTAATAACACACAACAACAAAAACAAGCTTCTAGTGGAGGCACTAAGGTTATTGAACGTGTAGTAGAGAAGCCTGCAGCTCCTAAGAAGAAAACTGAAAAAGAAGCTTTAGCTGAAGAACCAAAATGGTAAAATACTTAATCGCCTTTTCGTTTATTTCGTTTACAGGGTTGTCACAGATAGCTTCCACTAAAACGGAGGCTTATGTGGCTTCTTTTGAAAAGAAGATAAACATTGATTCTTTAATGGATTATGATGGACCTAAAATTCCTATCCAAATTCTATCATTAGGTATTAATGATGAAGTATATGCTGCTTATCCAGAATTAAAAGATAAACGTGTAGGATTAGGTGTAACTAACATTGTTGTCGAATTCTTAGAAGAAACTAATCGTTTTACTTTTACTGAAGAAAAAGCTGAAATTAAAAATAGAATGGTGAAGCAATTTCAGGCATCTCAATCAGGTATTACCGAGAATAAACTAGATGGTAGAGGTAAGATTAAGTTAGCCCAATACTTTGTCTACATTGAAGTTTATGACTTTAGTGTAAGTGAAGATGAATCTATTTCTTTAAAGGATGGTGTAAAACAAACTGTAGTTACTCGTTTAGGCTTACAAGTTAAGTTTATTAATGCTGAAACAGGAGAATACTTTACAGGAAGTGGTTTAGGTGATGCTAAGACTACCAGGGAGGCTACTCTAATGAACGATAATAACTTTAGTGAGATAAAGTTCAATCAATCAACTATTGGAGCTTCTACGAAGAAAGCTCTTGAGGGTGCTGCAAGTAAGATTATTGTTAGAATGATCAAGAAAAAAATCTTCAAATAGTGAAATGGTTATTACTACTACTATTCCTTCCTTTATTAACCCAAGCACAAGTTCTGACACAAACTTTTGTAGACCCTTGTTCTAATCAGGTAGTAGTGGTTACAGTACCTATTGCAAATGGAAAAACTACCATAGTATATCGTGGGAAATATCGGGTAGTAACAGCAAATGATATCACTACAGGTGAATTACAAGCCTGGATTAATAACTTAACTGTAAACTTTCCGTGCCCACAAGCTGAAGTTGCTGTAACACAAACAGTAGCTAGGGCAGTACAACAAGCAGTAGCTCAAGCTACAAGTGCTGCTACATCTCAAGCAACTTCTTCTGCTACAAGTGCTGCAGCTAGTGCTGCTACTTCTGCTGCTGTTTCTAGTCCACCTCCTGTATCTACTCCTGCACCTTCTAGTTCTTCTTCATCATCATCTTCTGAAACTCCTAAGACTGAAACTAAATCAGAAACTAAAACGGAATCTAAGAGTAAAGAAAAAAGTGAAAGTAGTTCTGAATCTAAAAGTGAGGACAAAAAGGAGTCTAAATCAGAAAGTAAATCAGAAAAGAAGTCTTCTTCTAAGAGTGTGGCCAAGGTTAATCCTATTATTTACAATAGTGATTTTACAATAGCACCTACTACGGATGTGGTATCTATCATAGCTTCTGTAGGAATGTCTCAATCTTCTTTAATGGGAAATACTTCTTGGGGTATATCTTCAATGATTTGGTCTACATTTGATCAGTTTGCTTTAAGTGGTAGATATACCTTAATGAACTTTAATGAAGGTAAGCTACAATCTATAAGCAATTATGGTATTACTGGAGTTTATCTAGGAGGAACTATGCTAGGCTTTGCTACTGCAGCTTATATCTATCCATTAGGTAAATATGGTGTGAGTGGAGCTAACTATACTTTTAGTGTAGCAGGAGCTGATAATGGTCTTAATTTGTCAAATAACATCTTATTATTCTATACTATTCCTGTAAAAGTGAGCAAAAGACTTACTATTAGTCCAGATGTTTATCTATCTGGTAGTTCAACAGGATATCTTACTGATCAAAAAGTTTTTGTAACTGGTGATGATATTGGTGTAATGACTGGATTTAATTTCGATATTGCCTTTACTAAACGATTTAAGTTAAATTTTGCATTAAAGACATCATTCAATACAAACCCAATTGTACCTCAAACCTATATGGGAATGATAGGAACTAAACTGAATTTATAGTTCTGATATTAATTCCTAAATTGCAGTACGTTTTGTGTGATTTGGATTGTGTGTGCAATTAGGGGGATTATATCCTCCTTTTTGCGTTATAGACAAAAATCCCCAAGGTCAATAACCAAGGGGATTAATTTACAACTATGAAAAAAATTAACTTACTCAAAATTTGTTCCCTACAAAGTTATGTTCTTTTATTTTAGATGTGGCTACATCAATGAACATTTCGTGGGTTGCAGTTAGGCCATCTCTATTCTTCATAAAGATGTATTCAATGGTATTATCAAACTCTACATTGTTATTTCCTTCTTCCTTAGCTCTCTCAAACTTATAATAGTCATCTCTGTATAATCCAATAACTACGGAAGCATCTTGTTCAATTTGTCCAGAAGAACGTAAATCAGATAACTTTGGCCTATGTGAGCTTCTACCTTCTAATTGCCTATTTAATTGGGCAGCACATAAGAATGGGATATCTAGCTTCTTAGATAGCTGTTGTATCTTTTTGGATACACTACCTACTACGGCTGTTTCATCATTACTCTTAATATTAGAATCAGTTATCAATTGCATATAATCAACAAGTACCATCTTGATATCTTTCTCTCTTACAATCTTTTGCACTAAAGCGGATAAATAATTAATGTCTCTATTAGCTCCATCATACCAAGTGATAGGTAGCTTTTCGAGTTTAGTGATAGCATCCTTTTGAATAGCTGAAAATTGGTCAATATTTATCCTTCCTGTCTTTATTTTAGAGTAAGGAGTATAACTATCCAATGTTCCAGAAATCATTCGGTAAATTAAAGATATTACTGGCATCTCAAGGGATAAGAATAGTACATTATGCCCCATAGCGGAGGCATTCCTAGCGTGTTCTAGTAGACAAATAGTTTTACCTTGTCCTGGCCTTGCAGCAAATAGGATAACATTACCTTTAAGCCATCCACCTGTAATTTCATCTAACTTAGGATATCCTGTAGGAACTCCTGCAGTTTGTCCATTAGTCATAACATCTCCTAGATTATTTAAGGCATCAACTAAGGCAGACTTCATATCTACTATCTCCTTATCATCATCCTTAAACATCTCTTGATTAGTAATAGAGTTTACCTTGTCTACTAAAGAAAAGTAATCTGATCCGTTAGCTAAATCATTGGTAATTTGTCTTGATAAGTCCATTAAATCTCTTTTACCCTTCAATTCAGCTAGGTAAATAAGCAATTCATTGGTACTTGTTGATGAATGAGTAGTTGTGGAGGCTAATAAAGTAGCCCAATCATTGTTTCCGCTTGATTTAAGCCTTAATACTACATCCGTTAAGGTATAGTTACCCTTTTCAGAAAATAACTCAGCACAAGCCAAAAATACACTTCTAGTTTGTTCAAAGTGAAAAATGTTTGGTTTGATTATTTTTTGCACTTGCTTAAATGCAGAAGGATTAGAAGTGATTAATGATATAACTTCCTTTTCCGCATCTAAGTCGGTAAATGATATTTTCTCTTTAGCTTTCATAGTTGTAACTCTTAATTTTAATCGAATCTAAATACTATATTCTTTTTAGCTTCTTGGGCTTTTGGTAAGTACATTTCATCCTCCCAAGTCCTTTGATTTAAGTAAGTAAAGGGATCTTTTCTAAACTTAACATCTGGAGTTGCCTTTAAATAGTGTGGAAGGGTTGCAAATATAGCATCTATTTCTTTCCAATTCAGCTTTAAGAATCTAGGTTTTGCTTTAATTTGACCTGTTTTCTTGTTGTATTTATTCCAAAACTCTAAGAATTTAGCTTCTTTGTTCTCTACATCTTCTAAGATATCTTGAGAATTAACCATGGGAATGCCTAATGGCTCTAATTCTTTAGTCTTAGTGTATAGAATTTCTAAACCAGGAGTTGCAGTAAGCTTGGTTTGATTTAATGAAGTTAATAATTCTTCATCCCTGATCACTAAATTCATATTAGATAGAACCTCTTGAAAGAAATCTCCTAATCCTAACATCTTGTTTCTCATCTCATTAAAGCAAATACTGTTAAACCACCAATTACACCACCTAGCACTAAACCTATGATTAAAGCTGAAAATACAGCATATTCAACAAATTTAAGTGCTTTCTTAATGTCTTCACGCATTTCATTTTCCATCTTAATTATTGATTTCGTTATAAATATCCTCTAATGTTTTATTAAGGTGTACTATTCCAGTCCAACTACATTCAGCCATATTCAATGCTTTACTTGCAAAGTCTAAAGTTTGCTCTTTCTCCATTTGTTTGGCTTGTAATATATATTTTCTCATTTGAGCCATTCCTTGATTTAAATCATAGTTGATAATTTTATCTTCCAACCATTCTACTGCCGTTTGTTTATTTTCCATTATATAATATTTAATTATGTTAAACTTATCACTAATATTTCTTAAAGTAAATCCTAGCATTATAGCTAAATCTTTTAAAGCTTCATTGTCCAAACTATTTAACCATTCAAATTGTCTATCTTCTGGACAATCTTCAAAACAGGTAGGCTGCCTACGTTCTTCATCTTCAAACTTATGTAGTATGTAAATGCCTGATAAATGCCTTCTATTAATCTTTTCCATTATTTCTCCCTTAAAGTTGCAATTACATTAGTAAATCCTTCATTACTTAATAACTCCCTTTGGAATTCACCATTTTGAATACCTATAAGCATTTCTTTAACAGCTTCAGTAGCATTATCTACTTTATCATCAATAGTGAATAATAATCTTAATTCATATTTTATTAATCCCATTATACCAATCTTTAAATTTTTTAATTCTTATAAACGCTGCTCTTTCTTCAGCTCCTTTGTTATTTAATAATCTGGTTTTCCAGAGTTCTAATGTGTAGTGAGAGTTATGTATAATGTGGCCATCAAAAGAAATAAAGTCAATTAATGGCTCATTATTCTTTATAAACTCATCTACCCATTCAATAGCTTTCTGGTTGTAAAATGCTTGGTTTTTTCCTTGGCCTATCATTTCTTAATACTAAAAACCCATTTACATTTACTTCCATCTTAATCTTCTGATCACAAGACATACATCTATATTTAACTGACCATTCAGCAAAACTAGCATCAAAGTAATCCCATAATTGCTGTACAGGATGTTTATGTCCACATTTAGGGCACTCTGTTCTGTCTGTTTTTATTGCTATTCTTTGCATTTGTTAGTTTTAATAATCTGTAAGCCTCTTTTAACATTTTAGCTTGATGTGACCATGCTTCTTGGATTGTATAACCCAATTCATTACGTTTTTGATTTTGGCTAATAATAGTGCCATCTGCGTTAATAATTTGTGCCATTAGAATAAAACTTTAGATACATAATATTGATTAACATCTTTTGTAGCATTAGGGCTATGATATAAATGATACATACCCATAGCTTGCTCTACTTTCATTCTTCCAGATTCCATAAACTCATCGGAGCATTCAAAGAAACCTAAGCGATTAGAACCTTTCTCAATTACAATAAAGGCTAACTCTTTACCAAACAGGTGATTGTAGATAAATGCTTGAGAATCGTAGTTGTACTTCTTAGCGGAATACTTAAAGTCATCCAAAGAAGTAGTAGTCTTTAAATCATAGATAAAGTCTCCATTAATAATATCAGCCTTACCTTTCCATTGCAAGCCTTCAATTTCACCTATTGCTGGCACTTCATATTTAATACCACTATCCCAAACTAACTTAGATAAATCGGTATTAGCTCTTAGTGCTTTAACCATTTCATCTACTTCTTCAGCTTCCTTAACCAATAACATAAAAGGCTCATTGCTTTCTTTACAAGCATCCTTGTAGATGTTAGTAGTTCTTGTGGAGGCATCAACTAAAGGAAATGATTTTAGTTTATGAGGCTCTAAACAAGCTGTATGAAAATAACTTCCTTGTAGCATTGCTAAAGTCTTTTCAGACTTCTTCTTAAACATTACAGGGTTATTAAGTAGAACTCCAATGTCTGAATTAGACAAGTAGCTTCTACCTAAGCCATTATAATATTCATTGTCATCTTTAAGCGTTTGTATGATTTGATCGTGTGTCATAATTTTTCTATTTCTTGTTTAACTTCATTATAAAATCTAATTGCATTATCAGAATATGTATCATAATCTATTTCATTCAATAAATTTAAAATCTCATCCACTGCAATTAATACACAATTAAATGATACAAAATTTCTAGCAGCATTATGTTTAATTTCATTAATTAATGCACTGTTAAATTTATTAAACAACTGTTCAGCCTTTTCTTTGGGTATCATTGTCTTGCTGTGATTTTAAACTTATTCTTAAAATAATCTTTTACTACTCCATCGGGAGAAAATTCTTTGAAATCAGAAGGATAAACATCATTCATCATAAACTCAAGCATTGCAAAGGTGTAATCCCAGTAATGATTGGAAAGCATAAGTTGATGTGATTCCCAAAACTCCTTATCAATTATTTCTTCGTTCATCTTTAATTATGTTTATTTCTTCTTCTATTTGACTGTCATTGATTCTATTGTACACATGGCTAACAATTATAGCCTGGGTGTATTTTCGTGCTCTAAGAGGAATCTTTCCCTTTTGGTTTAACCTATCAGCAATAATTTGATAGAGTTCCATTAAGGATTCATCCCTGGTTATTTCTAAATCTATCATATCAATATAAATTCAGTTATGTTACTTATTGGAATTAGCATCTCCTGGACTAACTTAGGTAGCCTTTCTTTCTTCTTTGTTACAGGATTTTCTTCTATAATCATCAAAGAATTATTAATGAAAGGCTTTGGATGCTTAATTCTTAAACAAATTAATGAATCTGTGTATCCAAGGACTACAGCTTCTATGCTTTCTAAACCTTTACCTAGCTTATAGGTAATTAAGGCTCTCCTATTTAGATTCTTTTGAACTACTCTTAGGAGAAAATTAGTTTCTCTTTTCATTAAAAAGGAAGGGCATCTGCAGGGTCTTCAGCTACCATATCAACATTAGGTGAACTAGCAGGTAAATCACCAAACTTAGCGTTAAACTCTGGAGTTGCTGTAATCTTCTTAGCTAACCATTCGGGTAAACCCATAAACACTTCTTGATTCCAATCAGAATAAGATAAGATTCTAGTAGGATTTACCTGATCAGGGCAAGTTAAACCCTTAGGGATAGGAGAAATACTGTTGATATTAGCATAAGTCTTAGTGCCATCAGCAGACTTCTTATGAGTAATGTTAAGCATACAAGCTTTGCCTACTAATCTAGTAATATCAAAGTTCTTAGCCTCCTCATCTGTAAATGTTGCACCTCTCCAAGCTTCTAAATGTAATCTAAGCGTAGCTTTTTCATTGAATGATAGATTATACTCCTTAGAAATAACAAAGGGCTTCTCGTCCTCTCCTTCACGAAATACAGCAGTCTCTAAAGGTAGCTCAAAGTCTACAATAACTTTGTGGCCTACTTTCTTCTCTCCTTTGTATTCTGTTTCTTCTGTACCTACTTCAATCATTCCGTAGCATCTAGCAACGTGAGAGCCTGCAGGTGTAACTTGTTTTGGATAATTTGATCCACTTGATTTTGCAATAATTGCCATAATAATTATAGTTTAAGAAAATGTAAATTCGAATGTGTTGTCGGGGTGTGTTAATGTAACCATCCCACTAGGTGTAATTCTGTTTTTATACCCAGCAGTAATAAATTTTACTATAACATGAGACTTATAATCTCCCTGGGCAGTAGTAGCTTGATTCTTCCATACAGACATAATCCATAAGTCATCCTTGGTAATACCAACTCTTTCAAGCTCCTGATTAAATAGCTCTATTTTTTCATCCATGATATATTTGTTTTGTGTGATACAAATGTAGTATCTTATTTATTGTTTACAATAATATTTAAAAATATTTTCAAAAGTTGATGTAATTTAGAATTATTCTAAATACTTATTGTTAAAATAGTCCATATCAATGCTGTTATCCTCGAGGCCATCTGTTACACCATCATCATAAGCTATGTTAATAATTTCTTCTTCTAAAGCTAAATAATAGCTTTCTGGCTTAACCTTATCATTTTCTAGGTCCTCTAAGTATTGTCTAAATGCTGCCTTCATTTGTATAAGGGTTTTTAGTTGTTATTTTATCTGCAAGCCAATAACTTGATGCATTAGGTACGCTTGAAATTTTATAAGAAGCATTTTGTTTCCCTAAAAAATGCCCAATACTCCAATCAGTAGTAAGAAAACTTTTACCCCAAACTATATCCCCTATATTAGGTAATACCTCTGGCCTTTCTTGAGTAAATCCTTCAAATTTGTATTCTTTAAAAGATAATGTAGGCATCATGTAATCAAATAATTTGCCATCTAAATTGTAGCTATCATTGTGATAATTATCAAAATATACTTCAATTGGATAATTGTTCTGTCCAGATAAAGATTTAACAGTACCCCATCCATAATGTATACAAAAAACTCTATCTTCTATTCTAATATCTAAAAGTGCCATCCTCTTTTCTTTTTAGTGTGATTTTCTTTTTTTAATTCAGTAATTTCAATTTCTAATAAATCAATAGCCTTATTTAATTTTTTATTTTCAAATTCAATTGATGCCTTTTCTTTAATTACTGTATTAATATTTTCTTTTTGTCTATCAATTTGAGCTAATAATTTATCAATTCTATCACTATATGAATTAGCAACTCCTTGAAAATCTAATCCTGTTCTATTAAACTCAATATTCATAGCCTTAATCTCTTCCTCTTGAGACATTATAACCCTGTTAAGATTATAGATAATTCTATCCTTTGTCTCGTGTGAAGCTTCAACTTTACCTGTAGTGTTATAACTACCTTGTATCTCCAGGGCTTTCTTGAGCTTCTCCAGGTACAATGTTAGGTCCATTGCTTCCTGTTTAGCGTGTTCTATCCAATCAAGTGTAGATAAATCCTCTCTATCAAGAGTAACACCATATTTTTTCTCACCAAATTCAGCTCTAATCTGATATTGCTGAATAATTTCACTAACTATTGAATCCATCGTATGTCTTTAAGTCTATGTTATATTCCTTTAATAAATCATTAATTCTAGTATTCATTTCTTGCTTCTTATCGTATGGCATTTCATCCATAAATAACCCAATTCTAAAGAAAAATTGCATCACATAAGAGGCATTAACAAACTGATCAAGGACATTACTCATATCAACACCATCGGTATTTTTATTGGTAAAAACGTGATCAACTGATTTTTCTAATTCTTGCTTTAACTGGTTTGTTAGAAGTTTAACCTTCCTAACATTGTAGGAACTGTGTACCCATTTCTCATCAACAAAATCTGTCATGAAGTTGCATAGGGCATAATAAGTTAGGTAATTGTGTGATTGCTCTTTTGTCATCATAGTTGTTAAAAATTAATTGTTAGTGGGGAAGATGGGATTCGAACCCATAATGTAGACTTAGCATAAGTAGCCTGCCGTTTGGCCTTTCTCGTACTTTGTCAGTCCGCAGCATATCTATTACTTCCCCTGGACAGGTCTTTCCCTGTTTGTCACCTATCGCTATTTTGGCCATCAATTTGGATTTACTTCCTAAAAGCTTTTCCTCTTATCTATTGGAGCTGCGTAGTTGGTTCTCACTCCTCGTAGTCAGGACAGGATTCGAACCTGTATATTAAATGCTTTATAGACTTATTACATTTATAACATTACCATAATTTCTGCCACCTGACTATATTATAAAAACTTCAATTCAAATTCTACTCTAGGATTTATCTTATCTACTCCTTTGCGTATATGCAACAAAAGACACCGATTATCGTTAGAAAATGCTTTTACTTTCTTTTGAAGTGTATCTAGGATAATCTTTAAACTACCATCTATATCGCTTCTGTTGCTTTGAAAGTATACATCCATGTATAATTCGAAAAATCCTTCATGGTTTAAATCTCGGTATTGCACACATTGTAAGTAAAATGATTCCTCATAATCAATTACAGCTTTCTTCTTGTACATAAAGTGTCCAGACATTCTGTAACCATTAGACTTACTTGGCACTTGGCCATAGATTATTTGTTTCATACCCAAAAATAAAATTTCCAAAAAGTGATAAAATTAGAAAATTGGAAAAAAAATTTCTCAAATTTTACTGTACTACACCTTTATTAATCACTGTTTTTAACCCTTATCTTCAGCCAATAAAACGGCTATAAAGTCTTTGAAAATTTGTGGCCAATGTTTTCCATATCTATTCTCAACTTGATTCTTTAAATGAATCGGAATTCTGAAGGAAACTGTTGT